ATATAGCTAGCTTGATCATTGACGTAGATTCCTCGAAAGCCAGAAAAGCTACAGGTGATCTTGATAAGTTAACAAAGGGCGGCAAACGTGCAGACCAAGTTTTCGGACGCATGGGAGATGCTTTTGAAGATGCCGCACAAGGATCAGCTAGGGCTGGTCGTGGATTTGGCACGATGGGTCGAGGTGCTGGTCAGGCTGGTATACAAGTACAGCAATTCGTTGGTCAGGTTCAAGCTGGTACAAATCCAATGCTGGCTCTTTCTCAGCAAGCCGCTGACTTAGGTATCGTTTTAGGCGTTCCGTTACTTGGTGCTGTTGCTGGCTTGGCGGCATCACTTGGAATGGTTTTGCTCCCTGCGTTGTTCAAAACAGAAGAAAGTTTCGCAAAACTAATTGAAAGAGCAGATGACCTCGACATCAGTTTAAAAGAAACTTCCCCAGCACTATTTGCTCTGAAAGTAGCTGAATTAGAAAAACAAATCAGAGAGACAGAAAAAGCAATCGAGGAAGAAACCAAGACATTAAAAGAAAATCAACAAGTAGTCGCCGATCAAGTTGACCTAAATGACCGACTTAAATCTAGACAAAGGCAACGAACAAACGCACAAAAGGCTGAGACTGAAGCTGTAAAAACTCAGACTATTGTTGTTGAAGAACTAAATCTGAAACTGTTAGAACAAAAAGCAGATTTAGAATCACTTACCAACCAAAAGACGAAAGCAGAAAAAGACGCAGAAGATTTCGGCAAAGCCATTATTGAAGAAGTCAAGGCTCATGGAAAGTCAGAAGCGGCACTACTCAGAGAGGAAGCCGCTCTACTCAATCTAACAGAAGATCAAGAGCGAGCCGTTGAGATTATGGCTCAGTTGCTTGAGGGCAAGCAAAAACTGATTGATGCAAGGAAAGAAGATGCAGAACGAGCTAAGGCAGAAGCGCAAGCGACACGAGAAGCCGCACAAGCCAAAAGAGAGCAGGATGCGGCAGATCGAGCATTAGCAAAAGAACAAGCTGTCAATCAAGCCCGAATCAAAGCAGAAGAACTCACGAGAGAACAAGAAGCCGCTGAAAGCCGCCGACAGATTAGAGCCGCAGAAGATGAAGCAAGAAGATTAGGTCTGATTGATGTCGAGCAAAGCGAGATTGAGAGTTTTGCTAGGCGTTTAGAAGAGCAAAAGAAGTTCGCACAGAATCGATTGCTCACTGAAAAACAGCGGGCAGAAGCCCAAAGGAATATTGAAAAGCAGACAAACGATCTCGCAATTAAAAGTGCAGGAGATGCTCTGAATAGCTTGGGACAGATTAATGCTCAGGCATTCAAGATCGCCAAGGCTTACAACATTGGTCAGGCCGTCATGAATACATACACCGGAGCAACCAAGGCACTTGCAGAGTTACCGCCGCCATTAAATTTCATTGTTGCCGCCGCGACTGTCGCTAATGGCCTCGCGCAAGTTCAGCAGATTAGATCGCAGAATTTTCAAGGTCGAGCCTTGGGCGGTCAAGTGCGAGGTGGCGAATCCTATGTGGTCGGAGAGCGTGGCCCGGAAATCCTATCAATGGGTGCGGGTCAATCAGGTAATATTATTCCGAATAACCGTATCCAAGCACCAAACCAAGTCAGCAACAAAGTCGCAAACATTAATTTCAATATTTCGACGGTTGACGCAAGAGGATTCGACTCTCTGTTGCAGAGTCGTCGAGGTCAAATTGTGACGATCGTGAACCAAGCGATGAATGATCGTGGAACCAGAGGAGTCGCATAATGTCAGGAACTTACCCAACGACACCTGAGTTTCAAGCGATCAATGTTGAGTCAAAACATAATAATCTATTATCACAAACAGTCTCAGGTCGTCAGCAAGTCAGAACACTTGGTGGTCAACAGTTCTGTTTCACTGCGCGATATAATGTGATGACTAGGGCAGAGTTCATGCCTGTCTTTGCATTTGTGACCAGCCAGCAAGGACGGTTAGGAAGTTTTACTATCGTTCCGCCAGTAATCGGAAACGCAAACGGAGATGTTTCGGGGACGGTTTTGGTAAACGGAGCGACGAACGCTGGTGCTGTCAGTGTGCCGATCGACGGGATATCAGGGACATTGAAGGCAGGAGACTTTATCAAATTTGCCAATCATTCTAAGGTTTACATGGTCACAGCAGACATTACTGGGGCTGGGAATGTATCAATAGAGCCAGCCTTGGTGTCCAACGTAGCAGATAATGAAGCGATTACATTTGACAGTGTGCCGTTCACTATGCGTTTGAGAAACGATATTCAGACGTATGATCTCAATGCGAATGAACAGTACTCATATGAAATAGATATGATCGAGGTCATCTCGTGACACGCACGATCAATTCAACGACTCAGACTGCACTAGAGCAAGATGAGTTACGATTAGCGCATTTGGTTAGGATCGGTTTCTCAACAGAGCTTTTCCTGACAGATAACTTTTTTCCGATCACCTACGAGTCAAATGAATATATCGCGGCTGGTCATCTACTGTCTATTTCCTCGACGCAAGAAACTAACCAGCTACGAGTCGGAACGGTCAATATTACTTTATCGGCTGTTGATCAAGCCTATGTATCGATCTTTCTCAATCAAACATATGTAAATCGGAGAGTCCGAATATTTCTTGCGATACTGACGAGTGCAGGGGCGATATCTGGTGATCCAATCAAGACATTTGATGGTGAGATTGTTGGCTATGACTTACAGAATAGTAAAAACTCAGCCGTTGTGAATATGAAACTTGCAAGTCATTGGTCAGACTTTGAGCGGAAGGCCGGACGATTCACCAACAATAACAGTCAGCAGTATCTATTTCCGACAGATACAGGCATGAGGTTTGCGGCTCAATCAGTGAAAGATATTCAGTGGGGTAAAGCCTGATGGGTTGGATTCAAGATTTTATACGCAACCCGATTCAAGCGACGAAAGATGCAGTTAACGATACAGTTGATTTAGTTGAAGATGTAGTTGAGGTAGCCGTAGACCTCGTTGGTGAAGTCATCTCGTGGTTCATTGATATTCCTGAAGTACCTGAACTTGAGGAAGAAGCACCAAGCGTACTGGTCAACAAAAATTCTAACATCGCTCAAATCCCTGTCATTTATGGTGAAAGAAAAGTTGGCGGGACGCGGGTATTTATTGAAACATCAGGGGCAGAAAACGAAAGCCTGTTCATCTGTCTCGTTTTATGTGAAGGCGAAGTTCATCAGATAGGCGACATATTCATCAATGATGAGAATTTATCGGGGTCAAAATATGAGCCGTATGTGACGATTGACAAGAAAGTCGGGACAGATACCCAAGCGGCTTCCACAACACTTCTTGAGGCTCCTAGCTGGACATCGAACGATAAATTATCAGGTATTGCGTATCTAGGGATTAAAATTCAGTTTAATAGCGATGTATTTAGCTCGATTCCTACGATTAATGCGATTGTACAGGGCAGAAAAGTTTTTGATCCTAGAGATTCATCGACGGCTTTTTCAGATAATCCTGTCTTGTGTCTTAGAGATTACCTGACCAACACTCGGTATGGTAAAGGGCTTGATTCAAGTTTGTTGGACGATACGACATTTAGCGCGGCGGCAAACGCTTGTGATACCACGAATGAAACATTTAGTGGGTCAGGAGTTCAGATCAAACGATTCCAGTGTAATGCTGTAATTAACACCAATCAGACCCTGTTCAACAATACCAAGGTTCTGTTGGCTGGATTTCAAGGGATGATGCCATTCCAGAATGGAACGTACAGAGTGTTTGTTGAAGATGACTATACGGCTACTTTCTCTTTCACAGAGTCCAACATCATCTCAGGATTCAAGATTCAAGGATCGCAGAAAGGAAATAAATTCAATCGCGTCACTGCCAAATTTGTCAACCCAGAAACTAATTATCAAGCCGATGCAGTCATTTTCCCTGACGCTGACTCTGCTGATTACACTACATTCCTTGCTGAAGACAACAACAAACCGCTTGAAACTGAGATTAATCTCAATACGATCACCAGTTATTATCAGGCTAGAAACATAGCAAAGACTCTTTTGAAGCAAAGCCGATTGGCTGGTCTGCAAATGTCTTTTGTTGCTACTCCAGACGCTCTCAAATGCGCTGTGGGCGACATTGTTACAGTGACCCATAGTACCCCAGCGTTTACGGATAAAAAGTTCAGGGTGACAGGTTTGTCGATCAACTACGATGCGACTGTCAATGTCTCGTTAGCCGAGCATGATGCAACGATTTATCCTTGGGTTAATGACAAGACCCAGCCCGCAACCGCAAGTTCTAATCTGCCAGACCCATTAACGGTTGCGGCTCCTGTTCTGACAGTATCGGATGAGGTCAGAACCTTGAACGAAGAGGCTGTAAGTTTCTTGATTGCCAACGTGTCTACATCTGATCAATTTGCAGATCGATTTGAGGTTCAGAGTCAGAAAGCAGGAACCACAGAGTTTGTCACAATGGGTCAAGCAAGTGAGGGACGATTTGAGCAAGTAAACATTGAGGACGGTCTTGTCTACACCGTAAAAGCAAGAGTCATCAATACCTTGGGAGTCAAATCGCCATTTACTACTATTACGCATGAGGTAGTCGGTAAAACTGCACCGCCAGCGGATGTTACTGGGTTGACCGGAAACCTGATAGGCAATCAATATCTTCTAAGCTGGAACGCTGTGGCTGATGCTGATCTGAGTCACTACAGGCTGAGATTTGCGTCTACTGATTCATCGATGACGTATCAGAATAGTAATCCACTTGTGGACAAAGTGAGTCGTCCTGCGACTTCTGTATTCGTTCCAGCAAGAAATGGGACATATTTCGTCAAGTCTGTGGATAAATTGGGACTTGCAAGTCTGAATCCTGCAACGGTTGTTCTGAGTTCTAATATTGATGAGCTAGATAATTTCAAAGCCATTCAGACGATTACAGAGAGTCCTGATTTCAACGGTACGTTCGACGATACAGTAGAGATCGACGAGGACGATAGGCTGGTACTCAACACATCCATAAACTTTGATTCGGTCACTGGAAACTTTGATGATGCTCTTGGATTATTTGACGGTGGTGCTGGTAACGTCGATGCGGAAGGATTCTACAATTTCCAGAATACAGTCGATCTTGGGGCTATCTTTTTAGTGCGAGCAACTTCCATTGTACGGTCGATTCGGGTGGATTATGTTGCTCTGTTCGATGCGGCGGAAGGCAATTTCGACTCACGGCAAGGTCTATTCGATGGCGATGTCAATGCATTTGATGATGTTGGAGTGGAGGTGCAGTGTCGTACTACCACTGACAATCCATCAGGAAGCCCAACCTATGGAGATTTCAAGACATTTACTGTCAGTGACTTCAAGGCAAGAGGTCTTCAGTTCAGAGCCAGACTGACAACAACGGATGACCAAGCGACTCCAGCAGTCACATTCTTGTCAGTCCAGCTAGATATGGGCGAACGAGTCGAGTCAGGAGAAGATATCGCAAGTGGGGCTGGGGCTAAAGCGGTTACCTTCACAAAGGCGTTTCAAGCCACGCCAGCGATTGGAATCGGAGCGCAAAACCTTCAGACGGGCGATTTCTATGAGCTATCGTCAAAAAGTCGTACAGGGTTTACAATCACATTTAAGAATAGTAGCGGATCAGCGGTGAATCGCACGTTTGATTTCGTTGCTAAAGGAGCAGGACGAGAGGTCGCATAATGAGTCAAGCAGATTTCACCATAGCAAACCAAGGTTTTCCGTCATTTAGAACAGAGTTAAATGCTTCACTGCAAGCCTTAGCCTCTACATCAAGTGGTACAAGCGCACCATCAACCACGTTTGCTAACCAACTTTTTTACGATACGACAAATAATATTCTCAAAATACGCAATGAAGATAACGATGCTTTTATTCCCATTGCCTTGTTGGATCAGTCAAGCGATGTAGTAGCTGAAATCCAGACGCAGGGAATCGGTTTCTCGGATGGCGATAATGCCATCACTATTGCAGATGGCGGTATATGCACGTTCCCTCAAGCCGTCACTTTGACTAGCGGTGCGTCGATGCCTGATAGCGTAAACCTGAGTTTTGGGGCGAGCAATGATTTACAGATTCAGCACAACGGTTCTAAATCAATTATAAATGATAATGGAACTGGCGATCTAGAGCTTCAGCAGGGTGGGTCGGCAAAGCTCACGGTCACAAGTACGGGTGTCACCGTTACAGGGACAGCAATAGCAACTACAGACACCGACACTTCAAACTCAGGTACAGTTGATCTCGACTTTTCTGCTAAACAGAATTTCGTGTTGACCCTGACAGGCAATATCACGAGCCTCACGGCTTCAAACGAGCAAGTTGGGCAGTCGGGCTTCATCGTATTTATTCAAGATGGTACGGGCGGCAGGACAGTGAGCTTGCATGGTGACTACGAGACAGCGGGTGGAGCGGGACTGACTCTGAGTTCAGCCGCGAGTACGACTGACGTTGTGCCATATGTCGTTGCCGCAAGTTCTCGTATTCTGCTTGGTAAACCGCAGTTGGCGTTTAGTTAATGAGTGGTATTTTCGGTGCAGGACAACTCCAATTCCTTGGTGGAGAAGATGCTTTTTATGGGTTTGAAATTACAAACTCTTTGCGATTCAACGATGATGACTCAGCGTTTTTGAGTAGGACACCATCGTCTGCTGGTAATCGCAAGACGTTCACATTCAGTTGTTGGCTCAAAAGGGCAAATACTGATAATGGTTCAACACATTTTTTCAGTGCTGGTCACACAGACTTCAATAATTTTGCTGGTATGCAGTTTATTGGCGATGAGATCGCTTTTCAAAATTACAATAGTGGAACTCAGGTTATCGCAAGATCAGGTACGGCTCTCTTTAGAGACTCTGCAAGCTGGTACAATATTGTGATAGCTATGGACTCGACTCAAAGCACACAAGCAGATCGACTCAAACTCTATGTGAATGGAACACAGATTACATCGTTTGATGGCTCAGACGCAGATTTAACTTTGAACTTTGAAGGCCAGTTCAATGATACTAGACAACACACTATCGGTTGCCGACAAGCGGCAAGTCAAAGCGCATTTTTTGATGGATATTTAGCAGAGGTCAACTTTATAGACGGCTCTGCGCTGACCCCATCGTCATTCGGAGAAACGAAAGAAAATATCTGGATTCCAAAGGACACATCTGGTCTCACATTCGGGACGAATGGATTTAGGCTTCAGTTCAAAAATTCCTCGGTTGGATCAGCGTCATCAAGCACAGTCGGTGCAGATACGTCAGGCAATAATAATCATTTCTCTAGTAACAACATCACAACAACAGACAATATGACTGATTCGCCAACGGACAATCATGCGACGATGAATCCAGCCGCAAACACATTTTTTAACGGCACATTTTCGGATGGAAATTTACAGATTGTTCCTGGGAGCTTTACCTTTGCGACAAGCACAATTGGAATGACTTCTGGGAAGTATTATGCAGAAGTTGAATTTGAAGCGAACTCAGCCGCACAAATGCTTTGCGGGATTTCGCGAGTTAAGCCTGTTGCGAACGGCGATAATTTAGGAAGCAAAGACGGTCAAATTGGATACTACAACATCAACGGTAATAAGCTGGTCAATGGTGCAACAGCCGCTTCCTACGGTGCTACTTACACCGTGGGAGATATTATAGGAATTGCCGTCAACATGGACGATGGTGAAATTGAGTTTTTCAAGAATAACGCAAGTCAAGGAACGATTACTGGAGCGATTGACACCACTAAGACCTACTTCTTTGCATCAGGCGACTTTTCAAGCGCAAACAACAATACGATGATTTGGAACTACGGTGCGAATGCTTTCACCTACACACCGCCATCTGGCTTTGGAAAACTGTCAACAGCCAACCTTCCAAACCCTGCCATTGACCCAGCGCAGGGAGAGAACCCTACGGAGTATTGGGACGCCCAACTTCACACTGGAAACGGCGGCACACAAGCAATTTCGTCGTTTGCATTCCAGCCTAACTGGGTTTGGATCAAGAATAGAGACAACGCCGATGACCACTATATGTACGACTCAATCCGTGGCGCGACTAAAACTTTACACTCAAACAAAACGGACGCAGAGTTTACCTCACCCAACGCCCTACAATCATTCGATTCAGATGGTTTCACAACAGGAGGCGATGGTGGAACCAACAGAAGCAGTCAAGGCTATGTTGCTTGGGCGTGGAAAGCGGAAACATCCCAAAGTTTTTCTGGCGAATCAGGGACATCAGACTCAACGGTATCAAGCAGTAGTGAGGCAGGATTTTCCATAGTCAAATATACGGGCGGCAGTACTGAGCGAGTCAAACACGGATTGGGAGCGGCTCCAGAGTGGATATTGGTCAAAGATTTAGATTCTGCATCAAACTGGGCGGTCTACCATTCAGGGCTGACTACCAATAATTTCCTTGAACTCAACGGTACAGGCGCACAATCATCAGGATCCAATCCAAGGTTTTTATCTTCTACCTATGGCACATCCGTTCCTACTTCAACTTACTTTTTTGTTAGAAATTATAGTGGATCAACTACGAATAACACAGGTAATGAATACATCGCGTACTGCTTTGCACCAAAAGAAGGTTATTCTAAGTTTGGAACCTACGAAGGAACAAATGCGGCGGGCGGGCCGTTCGTATATCTTGGGTTTAGACCAGCACTCGTCATTCTAAAACTTGCGGATTCCAGTTCAAATGGGTTTTTTATGTTTGATAACAAGAGAAATACTCATAATGAGGTTGATAACTATTTACTGGCAAATGATTCTGGAGCAGAAATAAATCAAGCCGCAAGAGCCGTGGACTTTTTGTCTAACGGTTTTAAATTACGAACAGATGCGGAGTTTGATCCTAACGGTTCAGGCACATATGTGTATATGGCATTTGCGGATCAACCCTTCAAATTCAGTAATGCGAGGTAAAAAATTATGTGGAAATCAGGCGATACAGTCATCCGCGAAGGCAAGTCGTGGAAAGACTCAAGCGGAGTTACTCATCCGCAAACGTGGGCGCGATGGACTGACGAAGAAAAGAAGGCGGCGGGACTGACCTTTGTTGCTGATCCAAAGACTTGGGACAATCGGTTCTACTCAGGGTGGGATGCACAAGAGAAGAATCTTATAGAACGATCTATCGATGACAAAGAGTCTCTCGATGATGATGGCAATAAAATCAAAGACGAAAACGGAAACGTCATGATTAAAGAGGGACTGAAGACTGTCGCAATCAGAAACTGCAAAGAAACAGCGAGAGGAAAACTATCGCAATCTGACTGGATGGTCATACGTCAAGCGGATGAAGGAAGCTCGATACCAAGTACCGTTGGAGATTACCGAAAGGCTGTCCGCGATAAATGCAAAGCTATCGAAGATGCGATAACAGCGTGTGATACGTTGGCAAAGTTCATGGCCTTGTACGATGTTCCTGTAGATAAAGATGGTAATCCGACAGGTAATGCACCTATCTATGATTGGCCCGAGGAGATTTAAATGGACAATCGAACCGTCGCTTCAGCACATTCGCGGATTGATAAAGTTCAGTCAAACCTAGCTACGCACGAGGCAGTTTGCGCAGAACGGTGGGCAGAAATGCTACACCGTGTAAAGCGGATCGAAATGATTATGATTTCTACCGCTGGAGCATCCTTGCTTCTACTTATATCCCTTGTCGTAAGATCGTGATCTTTGAAGCTATTGCAGTAGTTCAAACAGCGAATACCGCCATTGGCGCGGTCAAAGAGCTACTAAAAAATGGCAAAGATATAACTGATTGTGCCGAGCAACTCGGTAAATACTTTGACGCAAAAGCAGAGATACAGAAAAAATCAGGCAGTTCGCAGTCAACAGGTTCAGATTTAGAAAACTTCCTTCACCTTGAAAAGTTAAGGCAACGAGAAGAAGAGTTAAAAACCATGCTCATCTATCAGGGTAGAGCAAACCTTTATCAAGATTTTTTGAGGTATGCGGCAGAAGCAAAACGCAATCGCGATGAGGCTTTGGAGGCACAAAAGAAAGCTAAGATCGCAAAGCGTAAGAGAAACTTGGCTATCCTACGCTCTATGGTCATTATATTTATATGTTTGTTGGGATTGGCTAGTATCGGTGGCTTTGTATATTGGCTCGCTAATATGAGGCCAGCATGAGTGATTTGAAAAAGTATGACACGAACAAGAATGGCACTCTCGATCCGAATGAGTTATTGGTTATTGAGATTGAGGATCGCCGCCGTCAAATGCTGGATAACGACAAGCAAAGAGATTCAGTGCGGGCGATGGCGTGGTATGCGCTTGCTGGCTTACTCTGCTATCCCGCTGGTATTTTCCTATGTAGTTTGTTCGGACTTGATAAAGCGGCTACGCTTATCGCTGATATCGCTGGGACGTACTTCATAGCTGTATCGGCACTTGTCGCATCATTTTTCGGAGCCAGTGCCTATCAAGCAAAGAAGCAAGACAAAAGTGACAAATGATTTATGTGTTTGCCTTGATCGTGATGACAGCAGACGGAACGGTCATACCGGACAAGAAGGCATATTTTTACTCGATTAACAGATGTAATTACTTTGCAGATCGGGTCAGCCGTACACGATACAATTATTGGACGAAACGTAAAGTACAGGCTTATTGCATACCGGAATGGGTCAATCCAAGAAACACTAAAATACTGAGGTGATTATGATTCTAGGTGCGTTAGGAAAGATATTAGGCAGTGAGACAGTTATTAAGAAAGGCATGGATTTGATTGATGATATGCACACTTCCGAAACTGAATCCATAGAGGCAAAGACACAAGCGAAAGTAGCCTTGATGAACTCATATGCTCCCTTTAAGGTAGCCCAGCGGTATCTTGCCTTAATGTTTGGCCTCACTTATGTATCGTGTTTTATCTTAGTTCTTGTGATGACACTGACCGGAAAGGGCGATCCATCTGCTGTTTCTGAGGTGATGGAGCAGTTTCAAATCAACTACGTCATGCTTCTGATTGCAGGGTTCTACTTTTCAGGGGGCGCGATAGAGTCCTTCCAACGGAAGAAAAAAGATGTTTGAACTTAGTCAACGGTCGCTTGATCGACTACAAGGTGTGGATGAGCGGCTAGTAAAAATAGTTTCCAGAGCCATTCAAATCACTGATACAGATTTTGGTGTGATTCAAGGCTTGAGAACTGAAGAAGAACAAAAAGCCTTGGTGGAAAAGGGTGCTAGCAAGACGATGAAGTCCAAGCATTTAGACGGCTTGGCAGTCGATCTCATGGCGTATATCGGCGGTCGAGGATCATGGGAACTTAATGTTTATGACAACATTGCAGAAGCTATGCAACAAGCCGCTACGGAAGAAGGCATAGACATTCGCTGGGGAGCCGCATGGCACATTTCTGATCTGCGTGGCTGGACGGGGACAATGGAAGCCGCTATGAACGATTACATCGACACCAGACGCAGTGAGGGACGGAGACCTTTTATAGACGCACCTCACTTTGAATTAATGACATAAATAATCAAAAAACGCTTTTTTTATTAGCCAAATTGATGTTTAATAATCCTGTTATGTAACAGGAGAAACAAACATGACTAATCAAAAATCAAGCGAATGCCCAAAAGTAATTGCTAATGCGCTGTTTCAAATACAGGAACAAGTTAGCACGTTAGGCTATGACTCTGATAACAATTTTGCCAACTACAGATATGTATCGATCGATAAGTATTACGAAACAATACGCCCGCTGATGAATGACGCAGGGATTCTGATTATCCCTGATGAACTGGAAAGCAGTATTAGTGATGATCGAAAACTATATCGTGCGGTTTATCAGTTCACAATCGTTCATAAAGATGGGGCTGTTTGGAACTTTCCTATCCGTAGATCAATCACTCTTCAATTTGTCGGAGCGCAATCATCAGGAATCGCTCTGTCGTATCTTGAAAAGATTGCTATGCGCACAATCTTCAAAATCAATTCTGGTGAGCGCGATGACGCAGATATGTTAGAGCAACAAGATTTTAGCCCATTAGATGATGAGCAAAAAGACAACATCAATCAGTTATTGAAAGAAACAAACGCTAATGTCGATGCGTTTCTCAAGCACTATGAAATCGAAAGTGTGCAAGAAATGTCGCAAGCCGTTTACGATCAAGCGTTAAAAATGTTGCAGACAAAAAAACAACGGCAAAATAACAAGCCTGAAGCACCATCAGAAGATGTGGTAGACGCTATCACGCATGAAGATGAGCCTGACATTCATGAGGAAGAGGCTAAAAACCATGAGAATCATTGAGCATGAGCAAAGAAGTCCTGAGTGGCATCAAGCTCGTCTTGGCTGTCCCACTGCTTCCAATTTTGGCAAGTTGATCAGTCCTACAGGTACAAAAAGTACTCAAGCCAAGTCGTACATCAATGAGTTGATCGCTCAAAAACTTACTGGTGAAAGTCTTGACGTAACGGTTACGGAGTGGATGGAGCGTGGCACAGAGCTTGAGGCAAAGGCTCGATCTCTCTATCAGTTCATGACCGACTGCACCGTCATTGAGGTCGGTCTGTGCAAACATGACACGCTGGAATGCGGGGCATCGCCAGACGGATTGATAAGCAATGATGGTGGACTGGAGATTAAAGTATTTAAACGAGCCAATCATGTAGATGTCTTACGGTCGCAAGAAATGCCGACTTTACACATCCCACAAGTGCAAGGATGTATGTGGATCACAGATCGAGAGTGGTGGGATTTTGTGTCGTACCACGAAACAATGCCGATATTTGTCACTCGCATCAGACGAGACGATGAGTATATCAAGAAGCTTGCGGCTGAAGTTGAGAAGGCTTGCGAGGAAATTATGAAAGAAACACAACGATTGGAGAATATGAAATGAGTCAATTTCCAAAAGATGATGGTTTGGGTAAATTTTTCCCAAACACTAGCAAGACAGGTCAACAACCTGATTTTACAGGTTTCCTTGAGATTGATGGTCAGTTGAAGAAAGTCAGTGTCTGGAAGAATAGCAACTATTCAAGCATGAAAACTAGACCAATGACTCCTGATGAAGAGAAGAAACATCGCGAGGATCAGGCAAGGTTTGAAGCTAAAAGATCGGCACAATCTCAGCAATCAAAACCTTTAACTCCGCCAAGTCAGGGCAATCCGGTGGATTTAGATAAAGAAATCCCGTTTTGATAAAAAAATGCCGCTAGTGAATAAATCAAGCTAGCGGCAGTCATTCATAGGGAGTCAAATGAGATTTGAGCATATCATGAGGAAAACAGAATGAAACAGTACAATGTAGGAAAAAGTTTACGCATCGCGCAAGAACTCAACGAGGTCAGTAGTCGTCAATTAGCCAACGATTTAGCTGTAGTACCACAACAGGTACATCGATGGAGACACATGACCGACATGAAAATCAGCAAGATTCAGATATTTTGCAATTATTTTGACATGGAAATCTGCAAGTTCTTGGAGCTAGGGTCGTGATCGATGAAAAAGAAGTTGAGGCGGCAGTCGATTGGCTACGAGATACAGCCAATGAAGCCGCACAAAAAAGAGCCGAACGTCTTTATCTAGACGAGTACCGCAAGGTCTTACGAGCCAAACTCATGAAACAGCACATGGATTTACCTGTGTCAGCGCAAGAGCGTGAGGCTTTGGCTGACCCAAAATATGAGGAACATCTGCAAGCTCTAAAGACAGCGATTGATGAAGACGAGAAAATGCGTTTTTTGCGAGTTGCGGCAGAAGCCAAAATTGAGGCTTGGCGATCAATGAATGCGAATCATCGAGCGATTAAGGTATGAGATCAAAAATCCGTCGATGCGCTTACTGCAAGACCAAGTGCGATAGCGAAAGCACGATTCAATCTCAATTACGCTCTTTCTGTTCGTACAAGTGCCTACAAGCGTTTACCCAAGCCAAGATACTCAAAGATCGTAAAAAAGCCGTCAGGGACGTTAAGATGCGTCACAAGACACGTTCTGATCACATCCGTGAGGCACAACGAGCATTCAACGCTTACATTCGATTCAGAGACAGAAATAAACCATGCATCTCATGCGGTCGCTGGACGGGAGAAGGGTCTTTCGGCGGGAACTGGGATTGTGGTCACTACCGATCTACAGGATCGGCTCCGCATCTGAGATTTCATCAATGGAATGCTCATAAACAGTGCGTGAAATGTAATCGATACAAATCGGGAAATTCTGCTGATTATCGGGTTGCTTTGGTTTGGAAAATTGGGCAACCGAAGGTAGATTTTATTGAGTCATGTCAAGAATTCACTGAGATCACAGCCGAATACGCACAGCGAGTCGGTAAGATATTCCGCAAGAAAAAACGCATAAAAGAAAAGATTATCAACAAAAAACAAAAATAAATCATCAAAAGTGTTGACATCTTCATCTACATCAACGACAATATCTTTGTCGAGTTAACACACAGGGGGATAGCAATGGAAACAATTACAATCGATACAACACCAAGTTGGCAAACGCTCGTATCAATGGGTCTCAAAACGATGGAAGATCCTGATGCAGATCGAGAATTAGTAGAAGCATTTAAATCCGAGCTTATGAGGCTCGCAAAGATGGTTGACGATCAAAACGAACAGGCCAGAAAAAACACTTGGACTACTTTGGGTGAGATTGTCGAAGAAGAGCGAAAGAAAGGTAACTTAATATGAAGGGGAGCAAAATGCATAAAAGTTTGCTCATAACAGTCGTGTTTATTACGGGCTGTTCCTACCAGCCGATTATCGATACAGGTGGTCGGTCAGGAACCTACGCTGAGAACAAAGCGGCTGAGATCACGAATGATGTGCAACACTGCAAGAAACTAGCAGATGAGCATACGGTCACATCAATCGATCAAGTACAGACAGCGATGAACTGGTATTTCTCGACAGCCACACTAGGGATAATTCCTCGTAAGGAATCGACATACAAAAAACGAGTAAGAAGATGCCTAGAGGGTCGCGGCCACTCAGTCATAGATTAGGAGAGACAAATGGAAGATACAGAAGCAATGGATTTTACTTGGAGTGATTGCATGAAAATATTAAGCGCAATCAAAGCCGCAAGATATAAGATCAATAAAAAGCGGGAAGCGGATCAGAGAAAAGGTAGATTCCCACCGGAAGGTCGTGCAGACATCAATTTGCTCCACCTCGAACAATACGATGAACTCTTTTATCGGGTTCAAAGGACAGCCAGAATTTTGGAAAAGAGGCATAAAAATGAACACAATCGAAACAACAGAAATTCAGAATATGTCGAAAATGAATGTGATTTCAATCAAATCGGAAACTGCTGACTGCTTATCCGATTTCTTGTCAGAGCATGATAGTGTATTGAAAAGAAAACTTGTGTCTGAAGGATATGAACCAGTTGACATATCAGAGATCATGAGCGCGTACAAATCGATTCAAGGTCATTTAATCCGTATGCTTGGTGATGAAGGTGCATCTTTCGAGGTAAAAATCAGAAGTTGATGGCTTTTCCCATGACAATTTTCGAGACTGAAACTTACTACCTGATTATGAGTGGTTTGGGTTGGTTGTTAGTGATTAGTCAAATCACAATTATTTGGTGGATTTACCGCCAACTGAAAAAAAAGAGTTGAACAATCAGTTTAGAAGGAGCATGATTTAGACAGTGCCGGACGGGGAGTGAGAATCCCCTAGCAGACCGGATTGAAGTACAGGAGAAAAACACCCGTGACCGCACTCCGGCACTGGTGAATAGTTTGAGGCTAATCAGCCCAAATTTCAACACTTTTTCTCTCAGTTTAGTCCGATCTGTGTCTGTTGAAACAGTCGCATTGTGCTGTAGCACCCAAAAGCAAGATTGCAGTCTCAACCTTTGAGGACGGGACAAACAGCGTTAGAGGTGATCCGCCTACGGGCAGGGACGGTTGAGCTACCGGATGGAGATACCCGCCATCGAAAGCACTGCTGATGACCGAGACTGCATGGACGATAGATAACAAAGTGGACAGGGATCACCCTACGTCCTCTAAATGACAACTATGGGCTGAAGAAAATGAGCAAGACAATCAAGCAACAGTGGTGGGAGTACCACAAAAAGAATCCTCATGTTTGGGACTTGTTTGTGAAATTCACGTTTCAAATCATCAATCGAGGACATCAGCACTATAGTAGCAAAGCAGTCTTTGAGCGCATTCGCTGGCATACCGACATTGAGACAAAGGGTGATCCATTTAAGATTTGCAACAACTACACGGCATATTACGCCCGATACTTTCATGTCATGTATCCACAGCATGAAGGATTCTTCAGATCACGCGAGTTGCGATCACAGTTTGGGCAAAATGAGAAGGTCGAGGAATGAGCCTGTTTCTACGCCCCCATCAAACTTTGGCAGTTGAGATGCTTAGAGATTCATTACGAAGGGGAAATCTCAGACCTATCCTCGCCGCACCATGCAGTTTCGGTAAGACAATAACATCAGCGGCGATCATCAAATCAGCAATCGAGAAAGGTAAGCGGGCAATATTTATTTGCGATAGAATCAAGCTCGTACAGCAGACCTTGGAATCATTTGTCGGTCACAATTTAGATTTAGGAGTGATGCAAGGCCAGCATGAGATGACCGATCCGACAAGACCTGTGCAGATCGCAAGCATCCAGACGTTAGCTAGACGGCATCGAATGCCAGAATTTGATATCGCTATTGTTGATGAGTGTCACACTCATTATGAGAGCCTGACCAAGATGATGAATGCCTACAATGCAATACCATTCATTGGACTCAGCGCGACTCCTTTCAGTAAAGGGTTAGGCAAGCATTACGACGATATTGTTGTGCCGATTACTCCGACAGAACTATTGAACAAAGGCTACTTATGTCCTGTCGAGTATTATGGTGGTCGCCAGGTTGATACGGCAAACGTGAAAACCAGAGCGTTGACGACAGGCGGCTCAGATTTCGATCCTAATGACTTGGCGGAAGAGATTGAGAAGGATCGCGTACTAGCGGGTGATATTGTCAAAAACTGGTTGAAACACGCCAACGGGCGGCAGACCATCGCATTCAGCCCCAGCATCAAACACTCGAAATTCATGGTTGAGACGTTCAGAGAGGCTGGGATCAGCGCAGAACATATCGATGGGTATACTGATGACGAGATTCGACAAGACTTGTATGAGGCTCACGATGCTAAGGAGTTCGAAATATTGTCATGTTCCAGACTTTTGAATACTGGATATGACGCGCCGTCTGTGTCCTGTCTGATCGATTGCTTCCC